TCACATCGTTGCAGTGTGGCTGTCATTTTATCAGTCGCTTGGAGGGCTTCTGTTAGGGGTGCTACTTGAGGGCGGATGCGCTGACATTAAAAAGGTTGTTAGAAGATATATGGAACTAATCAACGAGTGGCTGCATAGTCCAAATGTTGTTATGAGATGTTCTGAACGCACCCATAAAACAGGCCTTGCGAAGATGTGAACGGATTCCTTTTAAGTCTTGGAATAAAGAAAGAATAAAAATAAATTTTACTAGTTTAAAAGAGGAGGCTAAGGTGGGTGATTCAACTAAAGAAGATTTAAAGGAGGTTACAAATTCAGAAAGGACATGGCAAGACATCATGCAGGAGGTGGGGTATAATTCTAAAGCTTTGTGGTCGTATGTCACAGCGTTGAGGGGTCCAGATGTAGATACAGGGGTGGCCAATGTGAAAGCGGTGTTTACTTGTCCTTTACGAGGCAGATGCCCGCAAGCTCAGGATGTGAAAGATTTTCTTGCTCTTGATCAAGATGAGATTGAGGCTTGTTTTGAGATCGTCTGCAAGCAAAGTGAGAAATTTCAGCACTATTTGCTTCATGTTGTTGAGGCTTGGCTGGCAATCTTCCCTACACTTGGGGAGATGCTAAAGCTCACATTTGGAGGCTACATCAAACCTAAGAAAGCTACTCAAATTTATGTAAATCTATTGAACAAGTGGCTACACCATACGAGTGTTGTTGGTATAGGTGACGAATAGCGATTGAAAAGATATTGTATTATTTTAACCTAGGAGGCCAAGATGGGAGAGTCAACTAAAAAAGATCGAGATGAGGTTGAGACTCGGCCGTCAATCTTTTCTACGCTTGGGCAGATGTCAAAGCTTACATTTGGAGAAGAGGATTTGGAAGAAGGGACTGCGAATTCAGAGAAGACTTGGTGGGATATTGTTCAGGAGTTAAGCTGTGACCTCTCGGTGCTATGGTCATATATCACAGTGATGAGGGGTCCAGACACTTATAGAGAAGCAACTAGCGTGAAATTAGTATTCACCTGCCCTTTACGGGGCAGGTGTTTACAAGCTCTTGATGTGGGAGACTTTCTTTCTCTCCGTCCAGATGAGGTTAAAGCTGGTTTTATAGATGCTTGCGAACGGAATAGAGAACTCCGCCACTATTTATCTCATATCGCTGAAATCTGGTTAGAAATCTATCCTCCGCTTGGAAAATTATTGACGGATGCGTTTGTAGGTCGCATTGATCCTGAAAAGGCAGCTCGTCGGTATACAGAGCTAATAATCAAGTGGCTGCGAGGCTCAAGTGTCCTTATGGGAGGGAAAGACAAGCCACGAGAGTAATAGAGTTAACTGAAAGTTGAGGAGGCTGAAATGAGCAAGACAGCTAAGGAGGATTCAAAGAAAAAGAAGACGAACTTAGAAAAAACCTGGCAGGAGATCGGCCAGGAATTGAGACATGATCCTTTGAAATTGTGGACATACGCTACGGCGTTAAGAGGGCCAGATGTAGCTGATGAAGCGACCAACGCAAAGACGCTGTTCAGCTGCCCTCTTCGTGGTAGATGTTCACAGGCGTTTGGAGTAGATGATTTCCTCTCTCTCACTCCAGACCAAATAGAATCTTATTTCACAGCCACCTATGAACGAAGGGAAGAACTACAACATTATTTAGATCACATCACCGAGGTTTGGATGGAGCTTTACCCCACCCTTGGGGAGATGTTAGGGCATGCGTTTGGAGGTTATATCAGACCTAAAAAAGCAGCCCGACGGTATGTGGAACTACTGACTAAATGGCTACATCACACAAGCGTTGTGATGGAGGAAGAGGGAGACGAGGAAGAAATGAAGGATATGAACAACACACCAACAATTTTTGGAGGCTATGATGGTTGAATTTATTGGATTTGTGTTTGCTTTGTGGTTAGTAGGGTGGGTTGTTGTGAAATGGGTGAATTCACCCTAAAACAGGAAGTAGTTTTTTGATGCTCAGCAGAGAAGGTTTATAAACGAAGGAAAGTTGGAGCGATGCTTTGGAGGATGCATAGTGATCGGTAAAATTAAAAATGTAGTTGGACGCCTAGCAAGTGAATTACTTCAAAACGTTCCCGAAGGAACTATTATTTTGATATCAGTTCGGAAGGGTGGCGTTAAGTTTCATGTGCTTGCTAATGGTGAGAAGCGAATACTTACGGGGAATGTAAATATAAAGAGAGCCAAAACGCTTGAAGAAAGGGCGAAAGGTAAATGGGGTATAGACTGACGAACAAGAAGACGACAGTTTGATGACAGCTACGATCTCGTTGCATTCAGATCCTGTAGGGGCTCTTTCTGGTGTCAAAGGAAGCTGTCTTTTCCTGAGCTGTGTTAAATAAAGAGAAATCTCAACTGTGCTAAAGCTGTCTAACATGTGGTCGCTTGGGATTGACAAGTGCTTGCTGAACGGAAGGGCTTTTGGTTTTGTTTACTCTTTGAAACGAAAAGATATAAAGGATGGAAAAAGTGAAAAGAGAACTTACTCTTTCGAAATATGTTGCAATTTGGTGTGTCCCAGATACGAAGCAAGTGGATGTCTTTAAAGTTGAGGCAGAGGGTTTTGAAGATGCTTGGAAGAAGGCGAGGGAATATACCAAGAAAAGACAGTTTTCTGAATTGATCGTGTTGACGGAGGCACAATTTGTAGGTTTAATGAGGAAGTTGAAGGGTTTTTTAGGCAGTTTTGAAGGGTAGAATCATACATTTAAAACTTTGGAGGTTAAAATGGGTGGAGAAAATGTAGTATTAGACAAATACGAGATCATTCGTCGGGATGCTTTGTGGGTTATTAGGCGTTATGGTTCATCTCATACGGAATCTAAAGCTGAAGACCAGGCAGCAAGGATAGCAGAGTTTGTCAGGCAATTAGACTTGGCTGAGTCAATGTTGGATGCGGAAGGGCTTGACCTTGTAAGGGTTGTAGGAATGACAACAAAGATTTGAGGGTGAGAAATGTTTGAAAGATATGTAATAAAAAGGATAACCAAACTAGGTTGTTTGGTAAAAACTATTCGTGAGGGTGGTTTGAATCCAGAGGAAAGTGATGTGCTGGTAGCTGTTTTAGAGCGAGATAGGGGAAGAAGGCTTGGAGATATAGACATCGTTTTTTCCCAGAAACTTGGAACAGATGTCATCTCTATAAACAGAGAAAGGAGGTGAAAAGGATGAATGGAAAGTCTTTATATTGCGTTCATGTTAGGGATGATATGACGATTCTCTATTTTTCGGATGAGACTTGCAAGTTAAAACACCGAGCCCCTCTGGCTTATGAGCCACTGGAGGTTGACATGTATGCAGGTAGTGTTTATGTTGGGACTTTAGTTAGAGGTCGGGTGTGGTGTACTTGCTGGAAGTATAAAGTGGCGTTTGGTAGGCTTATAGTTGTGTGTCAGCTAGAGGAGTAGCATATGGGTGGATATAGCCCCGAAAGAGAAGTCCCCTCTCTTGATGTTTGCAAAAAACTTAGAGAGCAGGGTTTTCCACAAGATGGGGGTGGGTGGTATTGGCTCGTTATGAAGACAGCGGAAAGGACGGAACTGGCGAGCCTGCGCTTCTTCAGATTAAGACCCGTTCCACTGGCTCACCAAGATTACATCAAAGCTCCCACTTTTAGCGAAATTGGTGGGAGACTACCTGGTAAGATAGGGGAGAAGGGGTCTCAGTTTGAGTTGATTATAACACGGGACAGCAATTTGTGGGTGGTTTACTACAGCGCTTCTAATCCTGATTTTGAGGTAATGTGGATGCCGCCTGTCAGAGGAAGTGAAAACCCAGCTGAAGTCTGTGCAAACGTGTGGCTTGCTTTGAAGGAGAGGATAGAACTCGCTAGGGTGTAGAAAACGAAGAAACAGAGAAAAACAGGGCTCTCTGTAGAGGTGAGCGCTTGAGTTGGGGTGTAGTTTGTGGGTATGAGAGGGGTTGACGCCACAACCCGAGAGGTTATGGGGTGAGAAAGGCGGTTGATGGTTACTGAACTCCCCTTCTAAGGTTGGGTTATTTTTAGGAGGCGTGATGTTTGATAGTAAAGAGCTTGCCGAATCTTTTACTGATGTAGGAGACTTTAAGATAATACGAGGCGAAGACTTCTATAGAAAGTTGGGGTTTGTGTTCCTTGAAGACATAATTCTGAGGATGTTAGGTTGTGCTATAAGGAGGCAAGGAAGGATGACTAAAACTAGCACTTCATTTCAGGATGAGAGGGGAGTGAAGATGATGCCTCCCTTCAGAAAGATAAGGCGTTTGATGTTTAGCTCCCTTACAGGGGAATGGGAGACCCCTGAACATTTCTTTAAGACTCTGGACAAAGAATTTCGCTTCACTCTTGATCCCTGTGGAAACAAGCTGAACGCCAAGTGTCCGAATTACTTTGAGCAAGGAGGGTTGGAGAAGCCTTGGTTTGGCACAGTTTTTTTAAATCCTCCCTACGGCAGGAAGATTCAATTGTGGTTGGAGAAGGCTGTGAGAGAGTCGAGGCGAGGAGTAACCGTCGTTGCTCTTCTCCCCTCTCGCACAGATACTGATTGGTGGCATAGGTATGTGATGCCAGCTGATGAAATTCGCTTTGTTAGAGGTAGGTTGAAGTTTTCTGGCCATGACACTGGAGCTCCCTTCCCTTCAGTGGTTGTAGTATGGAGAGGAGGGAAGAAAAGAGAGGCGGGGAGGGGGAAGCTTATTCAAATCCTAAAGTCTTATGGCTACCTTTCTCATACCACTTCGGAGGAGGACGTTCCAGAAGAACAGCTTGCGATGTTAGTTGAAAGGATTTGCAAAAAGTTGAGTCTTTATAAAACCTTGCTTATCAAGTCTGTGGGCTGGCTTCAACAAACTCAAAGAGCCCTTTCCCAAAAAAACAAGAGAGGACGAAGTGATGAGAGGGACTTGAAAAATGACGCTTGAGCAGCTTGCTGGCGATATAATTAAGATAAGAAAGGAGCACGGTTTTATCACTGACTGGACTAACGTTCCATCGAAACTCATGCTTATTGTCGCTGAGCTCTCTGGAGCTATGGAGTCTTATAGGAATGCTGACCCAGAAGGATTTGCTGAAGAGCTGGCTGCTGCAATGATCAGAGTTTTGGATCTGGCTTACTCTTTGAACATTAACTTAGAGGAAAGAGTGAAAATAAGGATGGAGGTTGACAGGAGAAGGCCTTACCTGCACGGCAAACGCTTCAACGACAAATTTTGGATGGGGAAAGTGGGAAGAGAATGGCTTGCGCTGCTGATGAAGAAGGAGGAATGACTGGCTTGAATTTAATGGGAGGAGAAGATGGGCTTTCACACAAGCCTTGCAACTAAATACAGACCTTCTACCTTTGAAGAGGTTGTAGGACAAAGAGCTGCTGTTGAGGTAATTAAGGCGGCAGCAGCTCGAAGACATCCCAAAGTTTTTCTTTTCACTGGACAGCATGGTATAGGAAAAACCACGCTTGCTAGAATTTTTGCAAGGGCGTTGAACTGTGATGCTTCTCCTTCTGTATGTGGTAAGTGTAAGTCTTGTAGGGCTTTCTCCTCACACGCTCACCCAGATATAATAGAGCAGGACATGGGAAGCAAAGGGTTGGTAGCTGATGCGAGAAGATTAGTCCAAGAAGCTGCTGTAGTTCCTACATGGAAGGCGAGAGTTTTCATTTTAGATGAAGTCCACTCAGCGTCAAATGAAGCGTTTGACGCCCTTCTTCGATTGTTGGAAGAACCGCCTGCTACCTGTTATATAATAATGTGCACCACCAGCCCTGAAAAAGTTCCTTTTACTGTAATATCTCGCTCTTTGAGGCTTGATTTTGTTCCTCTTTCCGTTGAGGACACATTTAAGAGGCTGTGTGAAGTGGCGAAGCTGGAAGGCTATGATCGCTACGACGCCTCTGTCATGAAGGCGATAGCCAGGCACGCAGGGGGGTCTATGCGAGACGCTCTCATGGTTTTAGAAAGACTCTTCCTGAGAGCGGGAGACTCTCCCATTGGCGTGGAGATGTTAGAGGCTGAACCTTGGTTCATTTCAAAAGTGAAGGTGAAAAGAGTTCTTCGCTGCATGCTGTCTCAAGACTATCCTGGCTTTGAACAAGAGATTAGAGGTCTGTCTTCCCTTCAGGCGCTGTCCATGCTTCGGGACATCCTTGACCTTGTCTGCTCTCAATATCTCTCTGCTGAGAGAAAGGCTGACAGATTTGTTGATGTGCTATGGACTTCATATTTGAGAGCTTGCAAAGGAGCTGAGCCTCTGCTAGTCTTCAAAGGACTATGGCTTGATCTACTGTCTTTGAGGAGGAAGGAATGAAGAAAGAAGAAACTATGATGGACACTGAACTGTTTAGGAGAACTATTTCTTGTATTGTTTCTTCCATAGAAGCGGGACGCCCTCCCGTGCCCGATCAGCTTTGTGCCTATGCTGATGAACTCACTAGGTGGAGGGATAGGATAAACACCAGCGACAAGAGAGCTAAAGTTATGTGGCTACTGGCGAGAGGTTACACTACCCGTAAGGCGGCGTCTATGTTGAAAATACCCCGCCACATTGTTCTCAAATATAAAGGCTCTGTTCAACCAGATGGAGCTGAACTCACCTACTGGAGGTTCCAGGAGACTCATGGTCAATCCATTCTTGTCCTGTTAAAATATGTTCTTTCCTGTAGAGAGTCAATCTCTGCTGGAGCAAAAAACAAAGGACTGACGAGACAAGCTGTGACAGAAACCCTCCGAAGAATCTTTGGCCCTAATATAAGCTCTCTTCTGAAAACTTGCAGAGCTGAGGTCAAACGGCGCCAGGAAATTGAGAAGATGAGACAGGAGGCTATCAAACTCTTTCCTTACCCTGCTGCTATAAACAAACTTTTCAAAAGAATTCGAGGGTTGGAGTTGGCTTCTAAGACTCTCAAGTCCTCTCGTCTTCTTTTCAAATACGAGGGGAATTTGATTTATTTGGTGAAAGGCCATCTCAGCGATGACGGGATGTTTTGCATTTTTCCAGCGGCCAAAGATCCTGCTTTTACATCAGGTCTGACAGCTTGTTATATTGGCGGAGATAGGTTGTATCTCTTCAAATCCAGCCATGCTATGAAAGGCCTTGTCCCTGTAGAGAAGACTGTTATTTTCTAAGAAACCATCTCTGACTTCAGTTTCCTCGTTGAACTGACGAGCTCGTTGAGTGTTGAGGAGCTGAGGGAGACTCTTTGATGGCGATATATTGGTGGTTGAACAGGGTTTATGACAAGCTGGTAGCCCGAGGCGTGGCGTCTTCTGTTTTTTATGACCGCCTTCCTTCTGTTGATGAGTTTTTAGATAACGTTCTTCCTTTTGGTTCATTCGTTTGGCCTTCTGTGCGATACGACTTGAAGAGAGTTCTAGAAAATCCTGTTAACGAGGCGGTAAAGATAGATGGGATTGGTTCTGGAAAATCAACTTTCCTCCATCTTAGTATTGTCCTCACCCTTTACTGGCTCACTCATCTGCGAGACCCTGCTAGGGTGTATGGCTTGGCTCCTGGCAGCCCTATAGGAATCGTGATAATGAGTCTGCGACAACTACAGGCTAGAGAAATAGTTTATGAGGAAGCCAAAAGGCACATTTTCAATTTGCCGTGGTTCACTAAACATTGTATTCCTACTGAGAGAAAGGAGATGGGGCTTTCCATATTGAAGTTTCCAGGAAATGTCTTTCTTCTCTCTGGAGGGGCTGCAGAAACTATTCCAACAGGTTTTAACATTATTTTAGGTTGCGCTGATGAGCAAGCTTGGTATATCAAACGCTCTTTGAAGGGAGAGGATTTAGATCAAGCTGCCAATGTATATCACTCTCTTGTTGAGAGGATAGAGACCCGATTTGATGACAGGGGGTTGATAGAGCTTGTCACCTCTGCACGAACTTCAGGCCTCTTCGCAGAGACACGGTATGAAGCGGTAAAGGAAATGGGAGAACACGGCTACGCCACTCGCCGTGCCCTTTGGGAAGCCAAACCTGGTAAGTGGGCTCCTTATTTTGTGGTCTCTCGAAGCACGGCAGAAAGACTTCCTGAATACGGTATTGTGGATAGCTATGATCCTGAAACTGAGCCAGAGGATATAAAGCATGTTCCTCTTTGCTTTCAGAGAGCCTATGACCGCAATCCTCGGAGGTTTTTGAGAGATAGAGCTAGCGTGTTGATTCAATCTACTAAATCTTTTGTTCTTCGTTTAGATTTGATTAGGGTCAACACCTCTAGGAAGAATCCTGTCCTTCCAGGAGGTAGGCTAGCGGAGTGGTTGAAACCCAAACCTGGGTTTCTCTACTACATCCACACTGACTTGGGGTTGAAGAGAGACAAGGCAGCAATGGCTATGGGACATCAGGAGGGCTTCCTCACTGTCATAGATTTGGTTTATGTAGAAGACCCACGAACTGGAGGGGTTGTAGATTTGGGGCGAATTAGGGAGATAATCTACGAACTTGCTCGGAGAGGCTTTCGCTTTGGTTATATAACCTTTGACCAGTTTGCTTCCACTGATTCTATACAAATCCTAACAAAAAGGGGTTATTCTGTAGGTATTCACAGTGTAGACAGAACCCCTCACAGCTATGAGACTTGGTTGGAAGCCCACTACGACGACCTGATTGATATATATCCTGTGGAAGGCTACTTAGAGTGTGCACGCAGTCTGGTTGTCCTTCCGAATGGAAAGATTGACCACACTGTAGGAGGGCAGAAAGATATAACTGATGCTGTTGCAGGGGTCACCTTTCACTGCAGGACAATGGGGGTCTCTTCCTCTGTGTCGGTTAGGACTTCTATTGGAAGGACAGTCACAGCTCCTGAAGGGCCGTCCCAATCTAGGCTACCTCCTGCTCCTTCTACGAAAACTCAACTTAGGAGGAGAATGAGTTTGTATCACCAAGGTCTGTTTTACTAAAGACAAAGGAGGAAAAAACGGAAGACAAAAGAAAATCAGTTGGAGAAGAAGAGGTCGGGAAGAACTTTGAGACTCCAACTATTCAAGCGACTGTCACGGAGTCTGGAAAGTTCACTTGGATAACTCCAGTCCCGTCGTCTCCCTTGTTTAGTCCTCCGACAGCGTCGACGGTTTTGGTCACAGCATCTAAACAGATAGAGGAAAAGGTTTACACTTTAGGAGACTTAGAGCCTCGCCGTTTTGATCTTGATGCTTTGTCTCTATTGCTGGACGTTTCTTCCGTTCATCTTAGGTGTTGTAGGGCGAAGGCTGATGATGTGAGTTCTGACTATGTTATAAAAGCCAAACCAGGAATTGAGAATCCTGACCCTAAACAAAAGGAGAAGGCGGAAGCTTTTTTTGAAGAGTGTTCAGAGCACGGCTTTTCAGAACTATTATCAAGAGCTCTCATTGATATGGAGACTTATGGGTTTGGGATACTAGAAGTTTCTAGAAACATGGTAGGGGAACCAGTCAAACTGTGGCATGCTCCTTCCTACTCCTTCTTCAAAAAGAAAGGAGACACAGGCTGGGTGCAAAAAGTGGGAATTGAGACACGCTACTTCGAGGAGTTTCCTCACAAGGCAGTTAGGACGAATGGAACTATCAATTGGAATTTGAAAGACCTGACTGGAAGACCCAATCCTCTTTTGAGTCCTTTAGAGGCAGCTAACGAGCTCGTTGTTTTTTCTCTTTACCACTCTTTGTCTCCTTGGTATGGAGCTCCTGACTACATCCCAGTGATTCCATCAATTGTGGCTATAGCTCTCTTTGAAGACTATGCTCTCAAGGGATTGAAAGGACCTGCCCTTCCAGCATACGCTGTGGTCGTTTCTGGAGGAGTGTTGAGCGATGAAGACCAGGAGCTTGTTGAAGAATACTTCCGTGCTGCTCACGAACGTGGAAGGGGAGATGTCCTTGTGATGTCTGTCCCTGGGAAAGACGTGCAAGTCAAGTTTCAAAAGCTTGAAGAACCTCTCCGCAGACTTTTCTCTGAAGACTTCAAGAAGGAAGCTCGAATTGACATTTTGATCAGCCATGGTGTTCCTCCTGCTAGGATAGCTCTTGTAGAGGGGGCTCATCTAGGAGGAGGACGGGATTTGATGCAGCTTGAAGCTTACAAATATGGCATAGTCACGCCACGACAAGCCAAAGTGGCTCGCAAGATAAACAAACTTCTCCAGATGGGTTTTGGAATCACGGATTGGGTGTTTGCGTTCAAACCTCCTGAGCTTAGAGACAGAGAGAGCGAGTCAAAAATCCACGCTAACTATGTTCAATGGGGTGTCCTTGATCCAGAAGAGGTTCGAGAAGAGCTTGGACTTCCTCCTAGAAAAACAGAACGGGCTCCTTCTCCATCACCAGAAGAGGTGTTGGGAATGTCTTCTGACGAGTCTGTGAAGCAAATAGACTTTGACTTTTACATAGGATTGAGGGAGGCTTTGACTGACTCCTTCTTCAAAGCATGGGACAGGGTGTTGGAAAGAAGACCTGCTACTTTGTCTGCCTATACGAGGCTTATCAACAACTTAGCTCTTGACTTAAGAGGCAGGTTTGGCTCTGGCCTGAAATCCTTTTACCCTCTGATAAGAGAGCGCTTTAAAAGAATGGGTTATCCTATAAGTGTTGAAGATTTGGAAAAAGCTAGTGGGCTGGTGAAGGCCACTTTTGCAGAATATTTGGAAAACACTTGGATGGCAGATGCGAAAACGAGAGGCCGAGCTCTCTACAGAGTAGGTCTCTCTGGTGATCGGCTGTGGGATGGTTTAACCAAAATTCTCACCCCGCTGAAAGGGCGCTCTTCTCTCTATGCTGGTACTATGAAGATGCTGGACTCTCACATCGCCAAGGAGGTAGCCAAAACGAACGATTGTGTCCTTGATTGGGTTCCTAGATATGTAGACACATGTCCTGACTGTATCAGAATGGCAATGGAAGGCCCTTATGAGCCTGACCTGATTCCCTGTCTCCCTGGCGATGGATCTACTCGGTGCAGAGGGAATTGTTGTTGTGTGCTGGTTCCAAGAAGGCGAGGAGAAAGGAGGTAAGCTATCGTGCCTTATAGAGCATTAGTTCAAACTCCTACAGAAAAATTCACACCCCTAATGCGAAAACAGCTTTTAGATGATCACCGAATTTTTCATGCTTGGTATGCTTCTATAAAAGCTTCAGGGAAACCAATGGTTGATCAAAAGACGGGCGAGCAAATCACTCTAGAAGAAGTCTCTCGCAGACACGCTAAGACAGTTCGCAAGATGTTTGAGCTAGGCTTCCGCCACTGCATTGTTGATGAGCTAGATGAAACTCTGCCTCTTGATCTGAAAAAAAGAAGTGAGCAAACAGAATCAAACAAGACTCTCACTGACTTTTCTTCACTTGCCCTTCCTGCTCTTTTACAATATCACTACGCCTGTCACAAGATATGGCGATTGACCGACAAGGGGTCTGAGCCATGGAGCTCGGAAATAAAAACCAAACAAGACATCATTGACTTTCACCGCAGGGTTGTTGAGGAGATGTTGAGAAGAGATGTCGTCCATATGAAACAGGACGATTTGGATGACTTTCTGCCCGACGAAATGAAAAGCCTCAAAGACCTGACCTCTTCTTTGACTCTTCTCTCCCGCTGGCTATACACTCACCCTCGGCGCACAGGGTGGATCATAGAAGCAGGCTCTTTACTCAAACACCTAGTTGGGCCTAGAGTCCTAGAGCTGGGCTGTTCTGGGGGCGATCTTCTAGACTCCCTTGGGGCTTCGGGCTATTATGCTGAAGGAGTGGACATTGACGAGGGGGCTTTGAAGGTTTGTGAAGCCAGGGGGCTTCAAACCACTTGCTCTGACATTTACGACTATCTCAAGCAATGCCCTGACAACTCCTTCAACACTATTTGCTCTTTGCACACTATAGAACACTTGGACAACGCCAAACAGGTTTTAGAGCAGTGCTTGAGGGTTGCCTCAGACGCGTCTGTCCATGTGGTTCCTTTAGGTAAAGGTAGATGTGAAGATCATCAAATTGAATGGGAAAATGAATACCACCTTCGCAGCTGGCTCTCGCCTCTCCCCTATTCTGTTGACCTCCTCCCTACGGGAGAGGCGATCCTCTGTGCCTATCCCTCTCTACCGAAAGAATTACAGGCGCTTGCCTCTCTCCCCAGTTTGACGACAATTCCAGACTATGTCTCCGTTGTAGGGTCTGGGGTGCAAGGGGGGAAACAGCCAAATGATTGGGACATCCTGGTCAGAAGAAAAGACAGAGACATGGATTTGGAGACTCAAATTGCCAGCAATCTCCGTCGCATGGGGTTTCCCACTGACCAATTGGAGATCATTTACAGACCAGAAGGCCCTCACGGCCCTTACCTCCCTCTTTACCACAAAGTCTTGCTCAGAGCGCCAAACCCTACGATTCACTGGCCTTCTTCATTAAAGTCTTCTGAGGAGATCAAACAAAAACCCCGTATAGTCGGCTCTTATTTCCCACCCCTCAAACCTGCCCTTCAGTTCTCCTCCTTTGAAGAGGCTTGGGATCAGTGGGGCAAGGAGAAGGTAAAAGAGACAGGGCGAGTTTTTGTAGAGCAAAAATGTGATGGATTTAGAGTTCGATTGAATTTTTGTGGAAAAGGAAATTCTATATGGGCAAGCGACTCCCCCGATGATGTCTCCTCCAAATTTCCCACCTTGAAGCAGGAACTGCTTACTGTCCGAGGAGGTGTGATAGATGGTGAAGCTGTCTTAGCAAAATCTAGTGGAGAAATAGCTTCCAGAGAAGAGCTGGCTTCTATCTTCATGACCAAAGGAGTTGATCCGAGAGAGAAGAACGTTGTCATCCTTGCCTATGACATACTTTGCCTTGACCATGAATGGCTTGACACTCAGACCTACTCTGAGCGGCGGGAGATTCTTGCCTTCTTCCTCAAAGCTAACCCTCAACTCAAGCATGTGAAGCTCCTTCCCACTGCCCCAGTTACAACCAAGGAGCAATTTCTCTCTGCTGCAGAACAAGTCTCTAAACCAAGCTGGTCAGAGGGGGCGATGTTCAAGGCAGACACTATATATCACTGGGGAGAAACCACAGCTGACTGGGCAAAAGTCAAGGTTGTCAGCGAGGTCTTGTGCAAAGTCACAGGCAAACATCAAATTGCTGGAGGCCCTCCCACCCGATGGGTCTATGAACTGGCTGTGACTGGACCGAACGGCGAAGAAGTTTCCTGCGGCAACTCCATGGCCACTGTCGTAGACGCTCCTGTCGGCTCTATTCTAGAGATCCGAGTTGACAGAGCTTGGAAAAACGAGGACGGCACTTACTCTCTTCTCCTTCCCCGACCTGTAGAACTTCGCAAAGACAAACACTGTCCCAGCACCACTCGCCATCTTGACACCCTCGTCAAAACCATGTCAAAGTCTACATCCGTCTTCCTTTCTTTCCTAGACTTCCTCACTTCCTCTGCGAAAAGGGCTGCTGCAAAGTTCAAAAAGAAGGTGAAAGATCCCACACCCTCAACTGAAGAAGGTAAGCCTCTCAAAGCTGAAGACTGGATGGGGCTGATCCAAAGAGGAGACAGAGGGAGATGGACCTTCCAGGTCCACACATGGACAAACTACCACGGCGACCTCCGCTTTGAAATCCCAGGCACCGACGCCTTTTGCAAATACACTCTCTTCATCCCTAACAAACTCTGCCCGAGGCCAGCAGACCGCAGCGGCTACACAGCTCAGGCGTGCATTGACTGTGCGAAGAAACTCCTAGATCACCTCCTCCAAGGAGGCTCTCTGGCAGGAGACTACACAATGAACATAGGCTCCAAGAAATGGCTTGACATAGGAATAGGAACTCCCACCTATCTCCCCGCTGGAGGCTCTGGAGCAGGAAAAGAAGACTTTGCTTGGATGTATGCTGCTGACTACGGCACATACGAAGCTGGCCCCGTCTTTGAAGACCACCACTCAGCCTTCTACCTCCTCAACGGTCAAGTCATCAAGAACCGCTGGCTCATGGTTGTGGGCGTGAAACCCTCTGAGCTGCGGCTTCAGAAACCAGAGCTAGCAGGAGGAGAGCAAAGAGTCTGGCTCTTTCACCTCCTTGATCCTGGCAGCACTCCCACTGCCTTGAAGGAAGAGGAGGCGGAAAAAGAGATAAAGATAGGTAAATACACCTTGGTTGACAAGAAGGTAGAGGAGCTTGGGCTAAACGAGCTGACTCATCCTCACCAAGGGGGGCGCTTTAGGGGAGTTTCTGTAGGTAGAGACAAAAACGGCTACTTTGTTGCTACCCACAGAGCGAGAAGTCCCTCCTTTCCCTCCCCTGACAAAATCCCTCGCTCATACATCCGCTTCATAGAGAGCACTGGCTCCCTCTCCAATTCCAAATTTGACCCTTGGGGGATGTGGAGCAAATGAAGGTGGGGACGCCTCCTAGAATTGAACGACATTCTCTTGTAAGTGTTTGAAGAAGAAAGGAGGAGAAAATGCCGATTCCCGTTGTAGCTGCTGAGGCTGGAAAAGGGGCTACTCCCTCTATTCTTGTAGATTTTTTCTGGCCGTTTAAGATAGCAGAAGGAGAAGAGGCTGGACGCTTTATAGAAGGCTACTGCACCACCACTGACATAGATTTGGAGGATGAGAGGCTTACTTCCGAGTGTTTAAGGAAGGTTGCTAGCTCTCTTCCAGGCTCTCCCATTTTCTACAATCATGACACTGACCTTTGTATAGGTGTTGTGCACGCAGCTAGATATGACGACAAAGGGCTCTGGGTGAAAGGCTTGATCTCTGAGACTGAGGATGTAATTTGGACGAAAATAAAAGAAAAGATCCTTTCCAAGATGTCTGTGAGGCTCAGAGGCAAGGAGGGTCATTGGACTTATGAAAATGGGAGGAAGATCTTCGAGATAGATGACGTGCTAATACCCGAGGTGAGCGTGACTGCACTACCGTGCAATCCAGCTGCTGCTATTGTTCATGCTTACGAGAAATTTAATTCTTTTCTAGAAGGGAGGAAAGCAATGAGCACAGTAAACATTGCTCAAATGATCAAATCCCTCCAGGATGCGATAAAAGACTTAGTCTCTCAACAACAGCAAGACGATCCTCAGTCTTGGACAATTCCAGATGAAGTCAAGGAGAAGGTTGTCTCGTATATAAGAGCCCAGGGGGCTGAGGCGCAGAAGCTTAATGACCAACAACTACAGGAGGGTCTGAAGGAGATAATAGAATCCATTCCCAATTTGTCTGATGAAGATAAAGGGAAGGCTACTCAAGCCATTTTGGACTTTGCCAAGGAGCAGCTGAGAGCTCAATACGGCTATCCCCCTCCTCCTGATCAAGGTTATTATGCTGAGCAACTTGCTAGTATCGTGAAGAGACTAGACGACCTGGAGAAGAGGGTGGCTGCTTTGGAGGGTGTATCTAAAGCTTTAACGGAGGGTCTGCCTGAAACTATAAGCAAAACTGTAGGGGAAGCTATGTCTCTTTCTTCAGAGGAACTCTCCAAGGGAGTGAAGGCTGTAAAAGATGCTGTGGAGGCGATAAAACAGATTGTCGAGAAAGAGAAAGTTACTAGAGAGGAACAAACAAAATCCATGGACGGAAGGTTGAAGAAGTTGGAGGAAGCATTTCCAGGAAGGAGATCTGATGCTTCTCCCATTCCAGGCTCTGACAAGAGCTTTTGGAAGGGCGTTTTTCCGTTCTAGCAGATTAAAATAGGGGGTTAGAAGATGGGCGCTAACGATCGCATAAAAGAATACCTCAAAACCCTCACCACCACTCACTTAGAGGCTGGGGGCATTTTGCAGCCAGAACAGGCAGATCGCTTTTTAGACTTGACCTTGGAATACTCAACACTTCTCTCCCAAGTTCGCAATGAGGGAAAAACCAGATCAAAAGGTCAGATCGACACCTTGAATGTAGGCTCTGTCGTCACCACTCCAGCAGCCACTCCACACAAAGAGGTGGACTGGAGCAATGTCTTCGGCAAGGTGGAATACAGCATGGAGAGGCTTCGCTCTGCCTTTGACTTAGACATGACGGCTCTCTTAGAGAACATAGAGTCTGAGATGAGAGGGGGAACACCTCCGCCTGCGAAGCAACCTCAAGGTGGGCAGGAGCCGAGAGGAGACTTCAGGGAGACCTTAATGCGAGCCTTTGCTCGTCGAATTTCCACTGACTACGAACTCCTTTGGATTCAAGGAGACACTGACCTGCCAGAAGATCCGAATGACATGCAGAGAACACTGCTTCGCTGCAACGATGGCATATTGAAAATAGCAATGACAGCTCCTACATGCCACATTGTTGATGCAGGCTCAAAAAACATATCTGTCAAGCTCTTTGAAGCCATGCTGGAGGCAATGCCTTCTCCCTACCTCAAAAATCCAGCAGACCTGCGCTGGATTGTAGGGCCTAGGCTCAACATTCGGTGGACTTCAAAGCTAGCAGAAAGACAGACTGCATTGGGAGATGAAGTCATCAAAGGCATGAGCGTCGCTCCCTTTGGCATTCCTATGATTATGGCTCCTCTCATGCCTGAAGACCACCTTGTAGGGACTGTAGGCAATCATGGTTATATAATTCTCACCTACCTTCAGAATTTGGTCTACATCTACCGCAGGCATGTGGAGATGTATTGGGAATTCAAACCTAGGGAGGATGTATGGCAGAACACCACCTACTCTGAGACTGATGCGCTAATAGAAAACAAGAATTGCATGGTCTTGGCTACCAATGTAAAGGTAGATGCCCCTCAAGGCTATGGCGAGTAAGAAGATGAGGGAAAATGAAAGAAGGGAGCCTCTTCCTACTGATTAAAGGGAAGTAGGCTCCCTTTCAACTTTGAACATCCGCCCTTGAATTGAGCACTCTCTTTGGAGTTTACCATATAGAATGAATCAGATTGAACCAAAGAGGTAAGGTATGAAAGAAGACACAGTCCAGCTGAGAGTTAGGAATAAAAAACCTGGATCTTCAAGAGGCACTCCCAAATCCCGCCATGGCTATTTATCCTCCACTCGCATAAAACAGAGGATGCACCTTCTTGGTGAGTATCAAACCTACTCTCTTGAGGATAAGTTTGCTCTCTCCGCCCAAATTATGAGAGAGGCGATCACCAAAGTCAAAAGAATTCTCATAGGCTGGAGTGGAGGGAAGGACAGCACCTTGCTCATAGAGATAGCCCTTCGAGCAGGCGTAATGGATAGGGTGGAAGTGGTTTATGTAGACTCGGGCGTGGAACCGCCTGAGACTTTAGCCTATGTTGACCTCTACGCCAAACTCCGCAACTTAAAATACACCCGACTCAAAGCTCCCACTTCCTTCTGGCAGATGACGAGGACTCATGGCTGGCCAATTCTTGGAGGAGACCGCTTTGCAATGCCAGGAACTTGGAAGGTCAATGCTGCCATCGCTCGTAAAAGAGGAGACGAATTGGCTGCTCTGGCTATAACAAGGGCTCGCATAAGTGGCGCATGTTCGGATGTTTTGAAGAAAGTTCCGATGGATCGCCATGCTAGATATGTTGGCTCTGACTGCACTGCAATGGGGCTTATGGCTCAAGAATGTCTGCTGCTGAGCTCCTCTTACGGTGCTACTAAGAGAGGGCTCATCCGCTTGGACAAAATCAAGGCTGGCACATACATTGCTGACGGTCACTCCTTATCTCTTGTGAAACGATCTGTCAACGCTGGCATCTGCCCAGTCTTTAGGGTAAAGCTCCTCTCTGGCCTTGAACTTATAACTCACCCTCATCACAGAGTCCGAACGGTGTCGGGCTTACAAGGAGAGGCCACTCCCTCTTTAACATGGACTCAGGTGAAGGATTTGAAGCGAGGTCAGCCTGTTTTAATTGAAGGCAAAAGAACTTTTGACTCTGACATCCCCCTGAACATACAGCCCCGAGAAGACAGGCTGGTTGCGACGCCGTCTAGAATGACCCCTGAGCTGGCCTGGCTGGTAGGTTATTTTGATGGAAATGGAAGCTTTCGTGGAAAAGGAGGGAAGTATCATGATGGCATTTCCTTTTCTGTTTCTTCTGACGACTTCCCTCTGGTTAGAGAGCACATGTGGAATGTATTTAAAGCTATTCCCATTCTCAAACCTAAACACACAAAGCAACTATACATTTCTACAACGAAAGGTTGGAGGACATTTAAAACATTCGACTTGATATACAACTCCGCCAAACTTAAAGACTTCTTCCACGCAATCTCAACCAAAGGGGAAGCAGGGGACTGGTTTTTTGAGAACTGTGGAGCGTATTTCCCCTTCTATCTCTACGGTCGCATCCAAGCTGATGGACATTCTGATGGAGAATTTTGGAGCCTTTATGTTACGAACAAGAAGGCATCAGAACAAATCCAGCAGCTGTGCTTTTTGTCTGGATTTTGGTGCTCTCGCTCTTGTCGCAGGTGGAACAGGGACGAGAAGAGGGGAGTTTGGAGTCTTCACATAACTCCTCCTTTAGGAAAAGTTAAGGGGAACGATTGGCTTTCTAGAAACAAAAGGCTTCCAGAGGAAAGATGCGAACGAGGCTATCTACGGTGCAGTCCTGCTGTGAAGGATTGGCTGAGGCGAAACCGTCTCTTTATAGATGAAGTCAAGTTTGTGGAAAAGCTCTCCACTCATCTTCCTCTTGGAGACTTCACTACTATACCTTCTCACACCTATGTTTCCAACTGCTTCATCTCCCATAACACTCGGCAACGCATGCTAGTCTGGCTACAAAAAGGACATTTCTATTTTCACTCGGGAGATAAGAAATGGATTCTGTGGCCAATATGGCATTGGAAGCCTGACGAAGTCCTCCAATATTTTCGCACCAACAATATTCCTATGTGCGCTCTCTACGACCCAGGACGCCTCAGCCGCAACGGCTGTCAACCCTGCATGAAGAGTTGGAAATGGCCTGACAACAATTTCATTGACACCTACAAACACCATCCTGACACTTGGTGGGACTTCATGTTTAGAAGAGGACTTTGTCAGAAGCTCTGGGAAATAAAGAAGATATATCATCGCTCGCAGATCTTCCGCTACGGATTTGACATAAACGCTTCACCAGCAAAGGTGAAATCTTATGCAGAGAAACATCCAGAATTTTTCTGGCAACTCTAAAAAGAGGAGGGTTAAGGGAGACAAGTGGTAGAGATGGCTCGATTCACTCTGCGGGACTGTCCCACCTATTTCTCCCCCTTGACTGGCTTCATGAAGAGAGGACAATCTGTTGACCTCCCTCTACTAGCTCTTCATTGCCTCCCTCTCTACTTTGATGTCCAGCCTCTGCCCCGCTTTGCTCACAAGGCTGTGGGCCTCAAAATGACTGGAGGAGGGCTTGGGGACAAGGTCTATCTGTTGCCTTGTCTCTACTTTTCAACTCTCTCTCTAGGCGTCTCCCCCCACGACGAGCCTCTTTATAGAGTTCTTCCGCCTTCTAGAACTCATCCTGCCACCGACTCTGACTTTGAACTCTCCTCTGCTCTAGATCATCAAGGACCTGAGCTAACCGACCAATTTGCAAGCTTATTGGGGTTGAACAATCTTCCCTTCAAACTCCCCATCCTCTGCACCACCGAGGAGGAGAAGCTCTCCACTCTGAACTCTCTGCCTGATCGCTTCTTGATCTTCTCTCCACATGCAAGTCGAAAGGAAAGATCCCTCCCTTCACAGCTAGCTTCTTCCCTGCCCTCTCTCCTTGAACAAGCGTGTGGGCTTCCTGTCTTAACAATCCCCCGCACCAAGTCTCTGGCCTGGCTTCCCATCATTGAAAGAGCAGATCTGGCGTTGACTGTTGCGACTTCCACCCTCCCCGTAGCAGGAGCTTTCCAAGTCCCTATCATCCCTCTTGGGGCTACATGGACCAAAAACCGCACTTCCTACTTTGTAGAGGTCCACCACCCTGACCGAGACGATCCTTCCTCCTACATCTCAGGGGCTCAGCTTGCTCTTTCCCACAGACTTTGCTGCTGGTGTGGTGAACTCAGAGCCCAACGCTTTGTGAGCCACAACCAACACCTTCTCCGCTGCTCACGCTGCAACACGGTCAGACAGGATGTCAAACTCACCTCATTAGGTCTTCGCCGCTTTTACGCTTCTTTCTATGACAAAGGGTGGAGACAGGTTGTTGAAAACGAAACTCCCTACAACAAGAGACGGGCTCATGATGACAAAGTTTTTTCTCTTAGGCTCGACCAATGGAGAAGATGGCTTCCCAAATCTCCCTCCTCTTGGTTGGAGGTAGGCAGTGCGGGACCTTCTCTCAAAACTCTTCTCCAGGCTCAGGGCCACCGAGTCACTACTCTGGGACCAGGCGACCCCTCTAATGACCACTCCTTCGTTGAAGACCTTCCATCTGATCAACTCTTTGACCTCATGGTCGCCACTGATGTCCTTGAGCATCTCAATCTGTGTGAGGAGCTTCCTCTTCTGCTATCCCATCTAAAATTTGGAGGGCTCTTCATCGTTGAAATTCCTCTTGCCTTTGAACAGCCCAAACACTTCCGCCGCCTCCAGCACCTCTTCTATTTCACTGAACAAACTCTTCTTGACATGCTAAGAGTATATGGACTGGAGACACTCTCCGTTTTCAAACCGATTCAAGGCAAGCTGACTGTGATTGCAAGGAAGAGAAAAAGAAAGGAGGAAAAGTAAATGTTAGTAAGGCTAAAACAAGGCGTCACAAGCCTAAGCGTCCGAGTGAAAGGAGAGATTCCCACCATCATCAGAGACCGCAAACCTGTGGATCTTCCTCCAGAGGTCTATGCAAGATGCTCTCGCTACCTAGAGGTGGTAGAGACAGCCAGACTCAGAAACAGAGGGGTAGACACTTTGAATTTAGATGTGAGAGATGGGATAGGAGACTTACATTGGGTCTTCCTCAAACTAGGAGCCATCCTCTCCGCCTGCAGGGCCACGAGAGCCCGCCTTCGCTACGCAGCTGTTTCTGGGCGACCTGCAGGAAGGGCTAGAGAGTTTGCTATGATGCATCCTGATGTTGTTGCTTATGAGGCTGGAGCAGAAGAGATTTGCACGGGGCCTGACGGCATTGTTGAAGGCGAGTCTTTTCACTATGCTCTTGACCCGAATGTGGTGCTCCTCAAAGGAGGAAGAATTGAGGACTGGCTTCCAGACTTAAAAGTTGACTACAACTATCCTTTGGGGCTCCCGACTCCAAAACCTCATGACAATATTGTCTTTTACTTTGGAGACAAGCTGGCAGAGCAGTTTTGGGCTGGCCCGTGGACTTCCAAAGAGTGGGCGATGTTGGTGAAAGGGTGTAGGCTCAAGGGCTACAATTGTCTTGCTGTCGGCTTGGAGTGTGATGAGGAGAAAGCTAAAGAGGTGGAGAGTGAGGGAGGCGTCTTTAGAAATCTCATTGGCCGCACCTCCTTCTCCCAATGCATGGCTCTTCTCTTAGGGGCTCGCCTTGTCATAGGCTCTATCAGCGGCGTTACAATACTGGCTGCGGCAAGAGGAGCCAATGTCCTAGCTCTTTGGCCAGGACCAGGCAGTGTGGCTCCCCTTCCAGAAAGAATGAGAACATCTTGGCTTCCCTCTGAAAAGATTTCTCTTGCAGGCTACACTCCAGCGTGCTACTTTGACGGCTTCAGAAAGATCTTAGGGCAAGCCCTCAGCAAGCTAAAGGCAAGATAAAGAGGAGAAGAAATGCGACTTCTAAAATTCTGCTGTCATGGAGGTATTGACGCCCTTTACAGATTCGCCTTTGCCTCTTCCATAGCTATTGTGAACCCGAGAGTGGCGGGCCAAAATGGCTGCTATCTAGGCTTCAGATGGCCCCGAGTCTGTCCGACGGAATTGGTCTTCCGAGATGAGGGAGACATGAGAGACAATCTGAAGTCTGCTTTGGAGAGTCGATTTGGCTGCCCAGATTTGGTAATTGTAGATGACCCTCGCACGTGCAGGCTGGCACAGCTACTGCAACCGACCAAACTGCTATGGCACAATCATGGCACATACATCAAAGACAAAGCAGCCCAAGACTTCTTCAAGACCCTCATCCCAGGGGTCGACGCTGTCTTCAACTCTGAATATAAGAAAAAAGTGGTTTCGACTTGGATGAATCTTGGGACTTCCTATGTTGTCCCTATAGCCCTTCTTCCCCAAGACTTTAAAAATCACGCTTACACCTTCAACTCCCGAGCCGTCTTATATGGAAACGGTCTTATGCAGAAGCTATCCATCTATCAAGACAGGGCAGAGCTGACGAGACAAATCTTTGAAGCTTTGACGGAGAGGCACTGCAAACGCATAGATGTCTACGGCAGTGACAACCACTTCTTTGGAGAGATGAATAAGGGTTACATCTTCAACCCTTCATCTCTCAAAGCCTACTCTGCAGCCCTTTTTCCTCTGCCCAATCCTCAACCCTCTTTTGCACAGTTGGAGCTGATGGCCATGGGCATCCCTGCCATAATGCTTCCACCCAAAGAGGGGTTTGACGAAGCAAACAACTATCGCTCCTACATTCTTGCTGAGAGCCCTGAAGCCTTTGCTAGTGGTTTAGAGCATCTGGTCAATTCCCCTGGGGCGGCAGCTGAGATGGGGGCGAGAGGCCGCTCCTATGTGCGGGCTCACTTTAGCGCAACTCGCTGGGCAGCCTCACTACGCAAAATAGTGGAGGAGTGTGTATCAAAATGACGAGTGGAACTCAAAGAGGAGGAAGAACAATGACGCAGGCTGATAGAAAAATGACACAGCGAATTGGAAAAGAAGAACAAGGGCAAGTCGTAGAACTCTCTGATGTCTACGAGGTCGCCTACTTGAGACTGTGTCGTGTCAACTATGACAAGGTTCATGTAGATGAGAAGGGGAGGGTTCGCTTTTCTTTTGCTAACCCAGCTTTGGTCAAGGAAAGAATAAAGTCTTTCTATTCAGGTGAGGCCAAGGTTGAGCCCCGAGCCTTCAAACACGCAATTCAAGACATACGATCTATCATCTACTCCCTCCACCAAGCGAGTTCTGGCTGAACACTACTAAGACAATATAGCTTTTATTAGAGAGAGCTACCAAAAGGAGGCGTGAGAGGGAGGTTGTCTGTGACTTATGAAGACATAGCTCAACATATCAAGAGTAGAGCAGAGGCTTTTCGACCAGACCTCTCAATTGACCCCTTTGCGGTTGAGGCTGCTTATGAGATGATTTGCAACACGACGGGAGACATCTTTCATTTCGAGGAAGGCCAAGCGAAACTCTTCAACGGCAATGGGGAGGTTCTTCTTCTACTCTCCCCCTCTCTTGCAAACATGACCTCAGTGGAAATCTACTCGCCTACTACTGAAGAGTGGAGCGACTGGACTGACAGAATCATCTGGAGAAGAACTCACCTCCGCCTGAAAGAACCAACCACCCCCTCTTTGTGGGGCTCTATCATGGAGCAGCTGACATGGGGGAAAGAAGTGTCCTGCCTCTGCTTTCCTCGGGGCAACTCAAACATAAGAGTCTCTGGAGACTGGGGCTGGTCTGACTGTCCCAGATCTATAATCCTAGCGGGGGCGATGTTGACTTTGAGGCTGATGGAAGGTGAAGAGGCTATGAGGGGTCGAGTGAAATCTGAGAGTCTTAATGGGGAGTATTCAATCACCTATGCTCAAATAGGAAGTGAATTAGAGATGCCAAACTCTCTGACTTCCATCCTCTCTCGCTACACTCTCCGCAAAGTTTATGCGAACAGGGTGTCTTCTAGATGAGCTTGAACTTTAGAATGAAGTTCCTCTATGAGCGCAACCTTCGGCACAGAGTGGATCACCACCCGACCATTGCCCTCTCTCCCTACGGCGAGCCGACCTTCTCACCCACTTCCACTGAACTTTTCTGCTTCATAGCTGGAGCAAAAGAGAGGCCTATAAGTCTCTCCCCTGCAGGCGAGGTGGTGACAGCAGACTGGAAGCTCTTCCTCAAAGCAGACGCTGCCGTTTCCACTGGAGACCTTTTCAAAAACGGCAGAACAGTCCAAGGGGAGCTCCTGCTGGAGACTGCTCGGGTTGTCCGAGTCAAGCCTCTAGCCCATCCAGCCAGCGGTCTGATTGGTAAAGTGGCTTATGCAGTGAGGACGACAGCATGAAGCAACAGAACGAAAGGAGGGTGAAACGAACCTATGCTTGAGCTTGCAAACGGTGTAGCCTCCTACTTAGAATCTCAAGGTCTTGGCGTCTTGTCTGTTGACATCTTTGTAGGAAGAAGTCCAGCCTCTCCTGACGACCTCCTTGTCATTCATCCCACTGGAGGTTTTAAAGCAGCTGGGGCTGTGGTGGCGTCTCCCACCTTTCAAATCCTTGTTAGAAGCGCCACTTACGAAGGAGGCTGGAACAGAGCGAAGCAAGTCTTTGCTGTCCTTGATCACGAATGCAATGTGATAAAAGACTCCACAGGGGAGACGATTCAAGGAAGAGTAGAACCTGAGTCCCTTCCTGGCCCCTCCTATCTAGACGAAGTTCATCGTGTAATCATTCCTCTGAACTTCCGCTACTTGATGCCAAAAAACCAAGTGGGGCTGTGATGGCGAGGGTCCAAATCTCTTTGAAAGCACACGGCTTAGAAAGAGCTCTCAAAAGAACTGCTCGCCTCTTGTCTCTCACCAGGAACGATTTGGAAGAGGCGATGACTGAGCTGAGTCGGAAGGCAGCGTGGCGGAGCAAGCTCAACGCTCCCATTCTCACTGGAGCCCTCCGCCGCTCCATTCGGCCTATCCCTCTGAAGGGGGAAACAACCAAAATCTTTGGGGGAGTGAAGACTGGAGACCTTCCCTATGCGTTGAAGATGCATGAGGGCGAATACAACTTAGGCCCTGTCTCTGCGGCTCAGCCGATGACTAGGGAGGGAGGTGTAGGTCGGAAGTTTATCACTAGAGTTTTCAACTACATGCTCTCGCATAGAGAGTATGAAAACTTGCTGCGAGAAAAATGGAGAAAGAAGAGATGATAGATTCTAATGAGCTAATCTCCCACTACACAAACGGCCTCTTCCACCAACGAGTGTGGACTCTTGGAGACGCATGGGTAGTCCGTCGCATTAAAGATATGAACCCTCTTCCATCTGTCCTTCATATAGGCTGTGGCTGTGGATATCTCCTTGAACAAATCCCTGGCTCCAAAGGCACAGAATTGGACTATAATGCAGTCCCTGAGTCTTTGAAGCGGAGGGTCTTTTTTGGAGACTTGCTGTCAAACCACTTCATCCCTAACGACTCCTTTGGCGTCATTTATATGGGAGCTCTTCTCGACCGAGTTTTAGATCCCAAAGCCTACCTTCTCAGGGTGAGAAAACTCCTCAAGCGGTCTGGGTGTCTATTCATAGAAGTCCGAGGAAGGAGGGGAGGGGACTTGCTCCTTCGCACTTTCACTTCAACGCAAATTATCAATCTTCTCTCTGACTCTGGCTACAAAACTATCACTGTCGCTCCTCTCTCTGACGGCAAGACTATTATGGCGACACCCGACCCGACTCAGGAAGAGATTGTCTCTGTGGGCGTCCCTGCAGGCTTGGGCGATGTCCACTGGATTCTGACCAAACTTCAATCTCTGAAGAACAGCAGAAGACCGTGCAAGCTTCACCTGATCATAAACGACCATCCTCCAAGAAGGGCTGGAGCTCTGGTTGCTTCTGTCCCTTTTGTAGACTCCTATGAATATAGAACATGGCGTTCCCATCCTTATGTGCAGGCTTCAGTGGAATACAACAGGGATGGCATAGACTTCCTGCTTTTCTTCAACCATCCTCTTGAAAGAGGGGAGAGGTTGGAGAACATTCTCCCTCAATATGAGACGAATTGGTCTTATCCCTCTTTTCCTGTTTCTCCGCTACCTGTCAGCCCTCCCCCTAAAGTCCTCTTCTACATGAGTTGTTGGTATACAAACGAGATATGGAACGATGGTAGTTGGGCGATAGAAGATTGGGTCAATCTCTCTCGCCAATTGTCTCTTCTCTATGGTTCGAGACCCGTTGTGGTTGGCACGAAACTTCCTTATCATGGGAGAGATGACATGGACTTCTATCTTCAAGCCTATCACAGGGGCCTTCAAGCTGACTCCATGATAGGCCAAACTACTTCAGCTCAGCTTCTCTCTCTCCTCAAATCCTGCTCTTTGGTTGTAGCTGTCTCTTCTGGCATAGGTATGTTGGCTGTTCACTACAGAAAAGACACAGTAATGCTCTGGGCTGAGGAGGGTGTAACTCACAGTAAAGAACCATTTCCTGCTGGCTTTCAAACCAGCTGGGCTCCTCCCCATTGCTCTTGGTATCTTCCCCTTTCTATAGGTTCTGAGAACTGCACTGTAAATACTATAATAGACTGGCTTATACGAAGGAGGAAACCGAAGCTATGAAAATAGGTTTTTATACGAACTCTGTTCCGTTTGATGGTTCTACCATGTATGAAAAAGGTTTGGGAGGTTCTGAGTCTTCTCTTTGCTATGCGGCTATGGAGTTTGCGAACCGAGGTCATGATGTCACGGTCTACACAGACTGTGGAAAGGCTTCTCAATTCAACGGAGTCCTTTATAAGCCTCTACATGCAGGCGAAGGCCCTTTGAGAAGTGGTGATTGGGATGTCTTCTTTGTTTATAGAAACTGGGATGTTCTTCCTCTTTTGGAGAGAGCAAAGCTTAGAATTTTAGTGTGCCACGACATTCTCACAGAGGAGACAAAACCTAAACTAGGCTCTTCCGTTTGGGCTGCTGATGAGATTTGGCTTCTTTCCTCCTTTCACAAGAAACAATATTTACATGTGCAACCAGAGCTGGAAAAGCTGATATGGATCACACCAAACGGCGTCTCCATCTCTGAGATAAGATCTAACACACGACCAAAGGAAGACTCTTTGATCTATGCTTCCAGACCAGAACGAGGTCTTGGCTATCTTCTTACTGAAATATGGCCTAGACTGTGGAGGAGAAACCCTAGGCTTAGGCTTTTTATTGCTGGATATGACATCGAGCCTGGCCGCCTTCCCCCTTCTATTCTCTCCTATCACCTGCGTATGAAGAGGCTGGCAGAGAGAACCCCTGGGGTGACTCTCCTAGGTTCTCTTTCTAAACCCTCTTTCTACCGAGCCCTTTCTGCTTCCAGACTTTATCTCTACCCCACTTCCTACCCTGAAGTCTTTTGCATCAACGCAGTGGAGGCGATGGCGGCGGGCACTCCTGTCATTACTTCTGACGCCTTTGCAATGAAGGAATACCTTCCTCCTGAGCTTCGTATAAAAGGAACTCCTCACATCCGAGCGGACTATGCAGACCGCTTCATAGCTGTTGTTGAGGATTTGCTAAACTCACCTGCAAAATACGAGGCCCTCCAGAAGGATCTGATGGAGAGGGCTGAAGTTTATGACTGGCCTAAAATAATAGACTCAAGATTAGAGAGGATTCAACATCTCTTTGATCAGAGGAGGAAAGCCAACAACAAGAGAATAGTGGACTCTCTCCTCTCCATCAATGACATAGAAGGAGCATTAAAAATAGCTAATAATGGTGAGATTTTGCTTTCTGCAAAATCCTTCTTGCAGAAAGAGAAGAGGCGCAAAAAGATATCAATCCCTAGAGTTGCTGGCGAAACTTTTCTACTAAAAGAACTTACCAAGTCAATTGTTGGCGAAAGGATTCTCATCATCAGCCCGAGAGCTGATTTGCTGGCTTCTTCTCTCTCCTCAAAGAAGACTTTGAATGTGACCACTCTAATCCCTTCCTATGAAGGAGACTGGCCTGGCAGGCATCTCAATCCCAAAGAAAAATTCAACTGCCTGATAGCAGACTGCGCTCTGGAGATTGTTGAGAGCTATCAAGAGGCTCTGAATGGGTGGCGGTCTTTACTACTTCCTCGAGGCAAGATGGTGATTGTGACAGCCAGAGGTCCTTGGGGGTTTGGAGTCCGTCAATTTGAGCAGTTAGAGTTGGAGTCCCTTTTCAGAGACCAAGATCAATTCCATATGCGTTATATAACTCACCAGAGAACGAACAAAGGTGAAGGCAGGGGTATGTGGGTTACCTCCTTCTACCTCTCTCCTACGCTTTGTCTCTTCCCTTTTGGCTGTCCAGACTTTCATGTTAACAAGACAAGGACAAGACCGAAAAGCTCACTTGCTGTTGTTATGATTGTGAAGAATGAAGAGCAAAATCTTCCTCGCTGTCTAAACTCTTTGAACTCCATCTATGATGAGCTTATCATATGTGACACAGGCAGCACTGATCGAACTGTCCCTCTTTGTAAGCAATACACAGACAAGGTCTTTAACATCAGTTCAGATCCTGATGGCGATGGCCTTTTCAACTTTGCTTGGGCGAGAAACGAGGCAAAGGTGAAGGCCACCTCTGACTGGATTCTTTACATAGATGCGGACGAAGAATTACACGGCTCTGAGAACCTACCTAAATACCTCTCTTCTCCTCTTGTTGAGGGCTATGCGATTGAACAGCGCCACTTCGCTGCGTGGGGCTTGCCGAAAAGCGATCTTCCTGTTCGCCTCTTTAAAAACAGGCCTGAGTATAGCTTTTACGGAGTCGTCCACGAGCAAGTAGGTTTATCTTTGAATAAACCAATAACTCCCGTGTGTTTTGTAAAGGATGTTGTCATCGCTCATCATGGATATATGACAGAGGTTCAGAGGACTATGAAACTAGGACGAAATTTGATTCTGCTGAAGAAAGATTTGAAGCGCAACCCAAGAAGGAGAATTGCTAACTATCTTATGATGAGAACTTTATTAAGCCTTGAGAAATGGCAGAGACGGCTGAACAGAGGAGCGCTGACGCCTTTGGGAAAGAAATATTTATTGGATGCAATTGAATTGTGGAGACAGAATTCAGAAAAAGCTCGTGAGGATCCTCTTACAGCTCAAAGCTTCTTCCACCTCTACCAAGAGTGTCTAGCTAGAGCGGCGGAGGCTAGACTTCTTTTAGAGGCGGAAGGAAGAATGACCAGACCAGTGAAAGTGCGTGTTTCTATAAGCTTAGAAGGAGAAGAGGAGAAACCGCAAGGGCTTTGGATTGTGACGGTTGATGAGCTACGAGACTATTTGAAGAGGCAGTGTGATATCTTAGAAAAATCTCTAAACAGAGAGGAGGTGTTGGGATATGGGCAAGACCTATGACAATGAAATCATTGAAGCAGAAGTCAGTCTAGCTATTGAGCAACTCTTGATTGCCGACTATCCTCAAGAATGGGATCCGTGTAGCGGTAGGATTGATGTCAACACTCCTCCAGCTGGCTTCACCAATCTAGGGGCTGTTGTAGAGGACAGTCCTACAATCACTATCAGAAAGGAGAAATACCAACTCAAGCTAGGCCTCCCGAAGGCCTTGCAATACGAAGCAATCATTGGGGTGGATGGCGAGCTGACGATCTCTGTCTATGGAAAGTCTAACGCAATTGTTAGCAAGGCTTTAGGGGTGGATGTGCAGGAGTGCAGCACGCCAGGCATCACGAGAGCTCCTTTTGGAAGGACTCAGCTGAAGAAATATGCTCTTCTTGGTGTTGCTGACTTTCTAGATGGAACTCAAGTTGTCCACTATTTCCCAGAGGTCTCTGCGAAGACTGAATATACTGAAAATCTACGGCCTGATGATGCAGGCAAGATCGCTCTTGGCTTTGATGCTTATAGCTACATCAGCTCAGCTCATGGAAATGAAAGGATAGTAGGAGAAAGAGTTTACTTCGAAGCAGAATCCTAAACTAAAAGAGGTAGACGAAATGGATGAGAATCGAGAGAGACTTGAGCGAGAGAAAACTGAAGAGTTAGAAGATCAAATCCTCTTCCCCACTGGGAGGAAGGTGAGATTCATGGGTGTCGAGATAGAAGTGAGGCCGATGCCCATAAAATATGCAAAAGAAGTGAACATGAGGATGAAGCCAGCAAGGAAGGGGCTTAGGTCTCTTCTCAAGCTTGGGCTGAAGGTAGACTCACAAGGCAAACTAGACCTGTCCTCGTTGGCGGCTGCGGGCGATCATTTAGACTCTCTCTACGACTTGGACTCCAAGATTGCAGACTCTCTATTAGAGGCTGCGGCCGCCCTTAGCAAAGCCTATGGATATGAATGGACAATTGACCAGATCAGCGAGAATACATCTCTCCCTGATCTTCTCCACTTCCTACAAGTCCAAATGGAGGTGCAGAGTCAAGAGGATTTTTTATTGAAGCCCTTGCAAGGCGTTATGGCATTGATAGAGGAGATTTCGAGGACAACCTCCCCCAAGCAGCCGTCTATGCCTCCTTCTGCGAAGGATGGGGGATAGGACTAAAAGAGCTGTTGGAAACCTACACCCCAGGACAGCTGGCTCTCCTTGCTATGGGAAGCAAGCTCCTGCGAGAAAGACAAGAGACGCTGAAGCCAAAGCCTAGAAGGGAGAAGGCGAGACCACCCAAGCCACTCAAAACGATGACAAGAAAAGAATATGAATCCTATTTGAAGAAGGCGGGCTTGTAGGAAGGGGGAAAGGAAATGATTGTAGGAGACATCCGCTATCAGGTCTCAGTTGAATTTAGAGAGCTCATCAACGCAGCCCGCTCCATTGAAAACGCTCTCAAAGATATAGGAGCAGCAACAGACAAAACCAACAAGGAGATGACCAAGCTCTCCTCCTCTGCTGCTACTCTTGGAAAAGTCCTTCAGGCAGTTACCACCAGTGCAGCAGCGGCTGCCATCGGCTCTTTCACGAAACAAACGATGATGGCTGCTGCAAGAGCAGATGTTATGGCGACTGCCCTCAGCGTCGTTGGAGAAAATGCCTTCTACACCCAGTCTCAGCTTCAGGCGACTGAGCAGGCAATGAGAAGGCTGGGCATCTCTGTCATAGAGGCTAGGGAGGCAATGACTCGGTGGATTCAGATGGGCATGGAGCTCACTGAGGTCACGAAGCTGGCGAGGGCGGCTCAGGATTTGGCTGCTGGCACCACTCTGGGCTCTTCTGAGGCTTTTGACATCCTCACCCTTGCCATTGCCCAACAACTCCCAAGGCTTCTCAGGCAGTTTGGAATAGTCAAAGGCCTCACTGAAATCTACTCTTCCTATGCGGCTCAAATAGGCAAGACAGCAGCGGAGCTGACATCTATGGACAAAAGAATAGCCATGCTCAATGTCATTTATGAGGAGGCTGCGAAGAGAAGTGGTGCCTATGTCCGATCTATGCAAGACTCCGCCAAGGTGATGTCTTCCATAACCACTCGAGTCATTCCTGACCTAAAAGCTGCTATAGGAGAGGCCTTTCTTCCCATCCTTGATGCGACTGTCCTTCGCCTTTATGACTGGCTCAAGGCTCTTTCCAGTCTAGACCCAGCTATCAGAACTCTTATAGCTGCAGCGGCAGGAGGCATCTCCGTCTTCTTCTCCCTCGCAGCAGCAATCACAGCGGCGCAGGCTGCGGCTCTCCTCTTCGGGGCGACCATTGCACCTTACGCTCCGCTTCTCCTAGCGGTTGCCGCTGCTCTTGGGGCGACTGCAGGGGCTACAGTCTATCTCACTCGCAAGACAGAAGAAGACACAGAAGAGCTCGCCAAAAACTTTGCGGAGAGACAAAACCACCTCGTCTTGATAGGCCAGCTGCGGGAGGCGATTGCAAAATATGGAGAGCAGAGCAAGGAGGCTGCAGCTGCCGCTCAGACTCTTGACAGGGCGATAGGAGGTGTTGCTGCAGCTTTTGACGAGCAGGGCAAAATCATTGCTGTTGATCTTGAGTATCTCTCTTGGTATGAGGAACAAACCATGAGGGCTGGCCTTGCCATAGAAAAACAGCTCAAACAGAAACTTGCTGAGGCTGAAGAGAAGATTCGCTCTCTGAAGTCTTCCATGGAAGATGTGGTTCTTCGCATGGAGTATCAGAGGCGTATGATTGGGCGCTTTGGGTGGGGTGAAGAACGGCTTACGGAGCTCTCTGAAAAATTTAAAAAACTCCAGAAGGATTTGAAGATTGCCCGAGAGGAAGCTTCAAAGATAAGAAGAACCTTAGACCAAATCACTGGAGCAGACATCCTTGCAGCCATAAAAAAGATGAAAGACGAGCTTGCGGGATTGGGGCTAAATTTGAAGGAGGGAACAGTCCAGATCAAAGATGCCGCTGGAAACATCACCACCTTTGGAGAAATGGGTCGGAAGGCGATCTCTGAGATAGAAGCTGGCTACGCTTCCCTTTCTCCTTATGTGAAGGCTTACAACGAGGCTGTGAGAGAACATGGGGAACGCTCGGCTGAGGCTTTGAGAGCTGCTCGTGCTTATCATGCTGCTTTGAAAAGATTCCTCACTACAGCGAGATCAACTATTGACGCAGAGGTGCGGTCTGCTGAGCAGAGAAAGAAGTGGCAGAGAGATCTGGAAGTCGCTAAAAAAGAAGCCGCTGTGTCTGAAGCTAAATATCACAGTGAGGTGGAGGCTCTCCTTCTCAAAAGACAATCTTTGGAGTTACAAATAAGAGAGATGGAAAAGGAGGGGCTGAAAGGGGCTGCTAAGAAGGTGCAGCTTGAGACTAAACTGAAAGAGCTTTCCTATGACCTCATCCGAGCCAGGCAAGCTGAACGAGAGGCAGCTCAAGAACATGAGTTCACCCTTGCTAGGATAGTGGCTTTAAGAAGAGGGGAGTCTTCGGAGCTTCTTGAGTTGAATCAGCTCCTCGCCCGCAAGGCTAGACTTGAGAGAGATTTGGAAGAGTTGAAAAAGGCTGGGCTTGACGCAACAGCCAAACAGGCTGAGCTAGACTCCACCAACCTTGAGATAGCTCAAAAACGAGTTTCTATAAGAGAGCAGGAATTCAAAGCTGTGGTTAACACTTTGGATGTCTTCCTTGAACTGCAGAGAGAGACAGGACGCTTCTTGACTACAGAAACCCTGCTTGCCTCCACCGCTGCTGCTCTGAGCGCAGTGATTGAGAGATATAACACCTTGATGACTTCCCTAGGCAGGAAGACGGCAGAGACAACGACTTCTCTAGGAGACTACGAGCAGGCTCTCAACACTTTAGAATCCCTCATGCAGGGTGTAGCCTCTGCTTTAGAGTCAACCATTCACGGCACTGAAGAGGAAAAGGCAAAGGCCTCTGAGCTTCATGAGGTCTACACCTCTCTGGCTGCCATCCACACTCGGCTTCTGAGGCTTATAGAAGAGAGAGGAGAGAAGCAGTCAAAGCTGGCTCTCTTCCACGGAGAGATTGCGAGGGCGGTGAGAGAAGAGGTTGAGGCTCATATGACTCTCTTTGAGGCAGCTCACCGAGGTGTGGAGCAGGAGATTATAGACCAAGAGAGGCTGATCACTGCTTATAGGGCGAGACAGGGGGCGGCTAAGGAGGCTGCGCAGAGGCAGACGGAAATCATACAGGCTTCGATTGAACAACAGGTTCTTACTCTTGAGCAAGCGGAAGAAGCGGGGCGATCAATGTCAGGCTACTGGAATGCCTTAACCACTTCTATAGCTGGAGGAGTGGCGACTGCATCCCAGACAGGTGCAGAAGCCTTGTTAAGATTTGGGACTTTGGGCGGAGCTGTTTTCAACACTTTGACTACTTCTGTATCCAACATGGTGATCGAGATGACTCAAACTTTTGCAAACGGGGTTGCTCGCATGATTGTATATGGAGAATCCTTTGGAAAGAGTTTTGGTGATGTGATTAGACAGATGGTGGCGTCTTTTATCTCTGCTGTCATTCAAATGATGATGCAGTGGCTAGCTTTTAAAGCTCTCACTGCTATGGGCGTCCCCATCCCAAAAGCAGCTGGAGGAGGCCAGGTTGGGGGAGCAGCCAAGGCTCAGGAAGGTGGAGCGGTGAAGGGAAGCAAAGCTGTTCCGATTCTGGCACATGAAGGAGAGTGGGTTATAAAAACCAGCAGCGTCAGAAAATATGGTGAGTCTTTCATGGCTGCTCTAAATCAAGGACTGTTACCAGTCGAACCTCTGAAAGCTCTTGCAACCCTAACAAGAAGACCGATCATCACTCCGCTGAGGCCAAGGCTCTCTTATCAGGAGGGTGGGGTGGTGTCGTCCCTTGCTGCTGCTTTGAGTAAAGCTGGAGCTGAGGAAGGAAAGCCCATCAACTTAACCATCAACAATGTGGTTGACCCCAAGCTCATGGAAGGTTTTATAGCGAGTCCTGTAGGGGAGCGTGTGATATTGAATGTTATAGCAAGAAATAGGTATAGAATTAGAGAGGTGTTATGATAGAGAGTGCGAAGTCCATTTTGCTGCATGAAGGGTTGTGGGGCGAGTTGTCTCTTAGAGTAAAATATTCTTTCCAAACAGCTTGCTTTGGCAGTGACAAAGAGAAGGAGGCTAGACGGGCGCTATATGATAAGCTTCGTAGAATAATAGAGGTTTCCTTCAAACAGACTTTAAGCAGCGTTCAGATGCAATTCAAAGAGGTTTACAACTTATCCTATGAGTGTTACCTTTCCATACCATCTGAGAAGATGAAGCCAAAAGGTGAAGGAGACCTGCAAGGCCAAACGACTATAGTGTTAGAAGAGAATCCACACCACAAACCTAACATGAAGCGCTCGAAGTATGTGGCGATTTACAATGAGAACGAGGATTACGGTGAGGTGATTGAGCTGGATTCTATTGTGGTAAATCCAGCAACTGAGTATTACGCATTGATATTGAAAGAAGCGGTCACAAATAGTTATCCGTCAGCATATGCGGGGATATATCCAGTGGTGTTAGGTTTTGTTGTTGATTACGCTGAGACGCCTCCGTTACCAGAAGTAGGTGAGACTAAGATAGTGTTTGAAGAGCAACTAGAGGAGTGAGGAAGCATGGCAGACTCGTATGATGGGTTAGGAGATGTATCAGCAAAGCTCGTGAAAGAGCCAGCTTTGCTGGAGGATTTGACATTGTCTCACATAAAGGTGGCTCGTTTCTTCAAATTCCCAGGAACAGCAGTTCGGGCTAAAAGAATGGTGGAGGGTGTGGGTTTAATCTTAAAATATACCTACTACCTAGTAGAAGAAGAGCAGGAGGAGTTGGTTGAGTTCTTCGAGCAGATGTGTGGAAGGTTGAATCGCTTTTGGCTTCCGATATGGAAGAAGGACTTCACTCTGGCGGGGCCTGTTAGCTCGGGCTCAACAACTGTGAAAATAACACGCTGTTACTTTAAAGAGGCGTTTCAAGGATATGAACGGATATGGTTCCGTTTTAAAAATGGCGATAATGTAGTTAGAAAAGTGGCTTCAATTGGTCTGGAGGGAGACCTTGAGGTGTTGACTTTAGAGTCTCCAGTCGATAGGCAGATAAATGACGAGGATTTATTGTGCTTTAGCAGGTTCGTGTTGGTCAGGTTTGAAGAGGACACTTTAGCTTATGACTACCAAAAAGATCCTGCTGTGGCGAAGGCTGAAGTGGTCTTCCGAGAGTTAGTGCAAGAATATGAGGATTACAGCGGCATTGCAAACCCGTTTGCAGAACTTTACGAGTTTGAAGCGTTAGGGGAGGTGTTTCGGGTTACTTCTTATTGGAAAGATATAGAGCGGAATGGGAATGTTTACGCTAGGCTGCCCATATCTCGCTCGACCTTAGAGCGAGGCTTGGACATTTTTGCGGATACTCGTTTGGATGTGTGCGCTAGGTGTGGTGAAGAGTTTATGCGTCTGATGTTGAACAAACTCACTGTGGACACAAGAATCAAGCTGCTGCGGTTGGACATTGAAACAGGACAGGCTCAGACTATATTCGTTGGTAATTCAACTGCAGCAACAATGAAAGAGGACATGTTGTATTTAAGCTTTTCACCATTGGGAGCTAAAGCCAAGGTGTTGATTCCCAAAGATTTGTATCAAGGCTATTGCAATCACAATCTCTTTGATGGTGGATGTGGGGTGAACAAGGCGAGCTATGCAGTAACTGCACAAGTTACTACAGACGAGACGAACACGACATTATATTCATCAGCATTTGCAGCAAAACCCGAGGGCTGGTTTACGGGAGGATTTGTGGAATTCTTGGGAGAGTCCCGACTGGTGATGGAGTCAAAGGAAAACTATGTGATAATCCAGTGCCCGTTTTCTGAGCCTGTGGATGGTCAGACTGTTACCGCTTATCCTGGGTGTGATAAGAGCCCGAAAACATGTAAAGAGAAGTTTGACAATCTAGTTAATTTCCTTGGTTGTCCTTACATTCCTAGCAGGAATCCTGTCCTATGGGGGATGAAATAAAAGACAACTACTACTTTGCTGACGATGAGAAGTGGAAAAGATATGAACGCATTCTACTATCATGGCTGGGCACTCCCTACAAGCATATGTGTCATGTGAAGAAAAGAGGTGTGGACTGTGCTCTCTTATTGGGAGCGTCTTTGTTGGAGCTGGGCGTGTTGAAAGAACTTTCCTACTCATACTATCCCAGAGATTGGGCTTTGCACATGAAAAAGGAGCTAGTTTTAAACTATTTTCAGAAACACTGGAAGCTTCTGAAAGATGGTGTAGAGGCGAAGGAGCTGTCTGATTTGGACAATTTCTACCGAGGGGATGTTTTGGTGTATGCACTAACAAAATTGGATGTCAGCAATCATGTGGGGATCTATCTAGGTGATGAGAAGCAGATCACTGTCCTGTATAGAACAGGAGTGATAATAAGACCAATACGATTTTGGAGGAGGCGCTTAAGACATGTTTTTAGGCTATACAAAAAATGAGTGTGGCTACGCTGCGATTCCGCTAATAATAGGAGTAGCTGTAGGAGGTGCTGCTTATTACATTTCTGGAAGTTTGCTAGCAGCTGGCTTGGCGTTCACTGTCGGAGCAGCCATTGGCAGCTACATGTTTCCAGTCAGATATGGAGGAAACGAAGAGGCTATGAAGCCAGCCTCTGTCAGTGACTTCCAGATCACGCAAACCAACGAGGCTACACCTGTTCCTGTAGTTTACGGGACGGTGAAGATTCCAGCAAATATTGTTTGGTTTGGAAATCTTGAGGCTGAAGAGGTTACTGAGGAGGCAGAAGGCGGCAAAGGTGGTGGTGGAGGCGGGGGCGATTATGTAGTAGGCTATAGATACTATCTAGACATATGGCAGGTGTTAGCAAAAGGAAAAATAGAGATATTGCTTCTCTACAAGAACGAGAAAAAAGTGGCTGAAGTTGTAGGACAGCAGGGAGGCAAGAACCTATGGGATGTCACAGACCCAGAGCTAGAGGAATGGGGAGAAGCTTCGGCTTGGGCTTCAAACGAAATATGGAATGATGGAACAAACTCTAACTATCCGACTGAGCCAGGCGAGTATGCAACTCCTCTGAAGGGTTGGGCTCACCTCTTCTGGAAAAGAGCTTTGGTGGCTTACAATTCTACCTATTTGCCCAACTTGCATTTTGTTGTGCATCGCATCTTACCTGACGACCTTCCCTACGCAGACCTACAATATGGAGCAAACCCAGCAGCTGTGATTTACGACTTACTAGTAAATGAGGTTGGATTTAACCAGAGTGAGATAGATTTAGATTCCTTCATACAAGCAGCAGCCTATTTTAAAGGGGAGGATTGCTAAATGGCTGAGAAGGAGCTTTACCTTGTAGATGATAGTGAAGAAATCATGGCTTATACGGCTGGTAGTTATTCTAAGACGCTGGTAAGACTTAAAGATGGGACTTTTTGTTTGGCATACCTTAAGAGAAAAGCTGGAGGAGCACATCCTTGTCTTTGGTATGCTGAGAGTAGCGATAGAGGTAAAACTTGGCCTTTGAAGTTGGAGTTGGCTAGCTACGAACCGACTGAAGAAGAACCTGGTAGAAGAGGAATTGGGAATCCTGGGTTAGTAACGGACAGCCTTGGCAACCTGATTGTATTTTTTGAGCTAAAAGATGTTAGCGTGGCGAAACATGAAGTAGGTTTTATTGTTAGAACCCCAGATGGAGTTTGGGGGCCGACGACGGGTGTAAGCATAACAATAGTTAGACCAAGTGATGGTAAAAGGTTTAATGTTGTAGGGTTGTCAGAACCTGTAGTGGCTGTAGGAAGGGGCGGCTATCTTTGGGTGGGTGTTAAAGGTAGTTGCAGTAGTGTTGGTCTTAGTAGTGGAGCTTTGTTTGTTAATCGTGCTGTAGTTGCGTCAGGGCAGTTGGAATGGTTGCAGTCGAACTGGCAAATTGCAAGTTATTATAAATGGAATGAAGCTTTAACTTGGATAGAAGAACAACACTATGTCTTGGAAGTGGCTGCAGCTGTCACTGATGATGGCAAGCCCGTTTTTAGTTATGCTTGGAATACTGGTGCTTGTTTTCCTTTTGCTGTAGCTGACAAACGCCAAGGAGGTTGGACTCAGTCTGACTTAGAGATGGGTTACTCTTCTATTCCTTACAATCATTACTGCGTTCCGAGCGGCTTGAGCGTTAGATTGAACGACATAGCGGCTTATCCAGGAACAAATGGTTATGTGGTTGTAGGAAATATTGTAGGAGGTGAGGGAGTTTCAACAGTTTTGCGTTTATACTCAGTTGGATGTCCTGCACCTCATGGTTGGATTCCTGAAGATGTATATAACGCTTTTAATGTAAAGGTATTTGTGGATAAGAGAGGACATGTCCATATTTTATGGACGGATTTGGTAGGAGGCGAGGCGGGATTGTGGCATAAAGAATGGTCTCCCACTGAAGGTTGGTTTCCCAAACAGCTTCTAAGTCTTTTGGGAGCAGGAGGTGTAAAGATATCAACTGGCATAGCTCAGATGTGGCCTTCTTGGAGTTGTTCTTATGCTGGCTGTGTGACGGCTTTCACTCGACTAGACTCAGCGAACGGAGGAAGTAAGTATAATCTTTATTGCTGTTTGAAAAAATTCCAAGAAGTACCGTGGGCAGAAGGATATAAGATTTGGGGTATAAATATAGTCCTCTCTTCTCAAAAAGAAGCTAGAGAGTGGTTAAATTATGTGCTAGGATTCGTCAACACTATTCTAACGCTATCTCCTGATGGAAAGGTAGGGATAAGACCGTTGAAGGACACTGACGCTGCAACTGTGACAATTCAGCAGGAAGATTTCAAGGAGTTCACGCTGCAGCGGCCTTTTTGGGGGGAAATCCCAAACGACTATCGAGCCAACTTTGTTGACAAAGAAAGAGATTTCACCGTCAGGACAATAGCCATGAAAAACCCTGCTATCCTTGCGCAAGGTGCTCTTCAACGAGAGAAGACAATAGACTTGACAGCATATTTGGATTTGAACATAGCTTGGGCTCGCCTCTGGCGTATAGTCCGACAGGACAGCTTCCCAAGAGCTTATGTGAGTGGTCGTCTGAGCCGTGAATATTCTATGCTGATGCCAGGGGATATAGTTAGGGTGAAATACCCTGACTATGGGGTAGACTGTGATTTTAGGATAATTAAGATAGTAGACCCAGACCCCAGTGAAAACTATATAGAAATAGAGGCTGTCCAGCACGGCCAACAAGCTTTAGGACCAATCACTGCAGGAACAGAGCAAACCAAAGAAGCAGAGGCAGGCAAGGCACCATCAAGGCCAGAGCTTCCTGGAGGGGAGTTGAAATTAGAACCCCTGCTTTATGTAAGAGCATACGAGCTGCCTTATGAAGAAGGTCTACCAGAAGCAGTAAACATATTACTGTTGGCGTCGAAACAAACAGGAGCGGAGCTAGGCTTTTCTGTTTACATATCCTCCCAGCCTTATGACTTTCACTATTTAGGGAAGGTTACTAGGTTTGCTGTTGCAGGGACTTTGCAACAGGATTATCCTGAAGACACTAATGAGATAGACGATGAGGTGGGGTTGCTGTTCAAACCATATAAAGATTGGACTCAGTTTGACAATGTGAGTCGAACTGATTTGTTTGTTCCAAACAGATTTGTTTTGATAGATGATGAGATTATGGCCTTTCAAACCTACGAGCCAGAGGGGGAAGATAGTTATAGGTTGAAAGGTGTGATACGAGGATATCGGAGAACGGAAAGACAATCTCACACAGCAGGGGCAACAGTTTATGTATTTCAGCTTAAAGATCAGCTTATAACAATCAACCGCTCCTCAACATTCTACCTCAAATGCGTTCCATACTCTGCTGGAGGATCAGAATGGTTAGAAGGAGCTTTGCTAATACAGGTGGATCCTCAACTCAAAGCTTTCAAACCCCCTCGCATAGGACGAGTGGTTGCCACTCGTTCTGGAACTCAGGTTGAGGTGAAATGTGCTCCCAAGGTGCGCAAAGTCAGAGCAGGGGCAGGCATGTTAGCAGAGAACAACTGCGTCTGCCAGTTTCCACCCCAATTCGTTGGTGACCTCTACTACAAAGTGGCTAGCAATGCTTGGCAAAACAATGGAAACTCCTGCACATTCACGGTCAACCAGGCTGGCTCTTTCATCCTCAAAGTGAAGCTCCTTGAAGGAAATTTCTTCAGTGAAGAGACAGAGCTCACAGTGGGAGCGTCTGATGGTCAATATATAACAAACGTCTCTTGAGAAAGGAGGAAGCTATGTCAATCCTAACACCAACTGGTATGGAAACGGCAGACTACGGGCAGACGGACTGGCAAGCCATCTACAACACTGACTTTGAAAAACTAAACGATTGGTTTGCCAAGTTTGATCCTCTCTGGAATCCTCAAGCTGCTGATGATGATAAGCTCCTGTTTTACGATCACTCTTCGGGTGAGTGGGAAGTCACCTCTTTCACCGAGACTGAGATCCAAGATGCAGTAGATAAGAAGCATGACAGACAGCACGACATTTGCTCTAGCAGTGATCACGATAGGGTAGATAAAAGCTCAGTCCAAACCACAGATGATGTTGAGACAACTCTCTGGTCAAAGACACTGGACGACAACAAAGCTTATTTACTAGAAGTTCGAATTGCGGCTAGGCAGGCTGATGGTGCGAACCGAGCTGCTTACATCAGGAGGGTTCTTGTGTATAGAGCAGGTGGAGATGCGACCATTCAAGGCTCAGTTTTAGACGAACTCACCGTTGAGTCTGACTCAAGTTGGAACGCAACGATTGACACTAGTGGAAACGATGTTAGAGTGCGAGTTACTGGAGCAGCATCTACCACTATAAACTGGGCCTGCGATGTCTGGTGGCAGGAGGTATAGCAAAGCAGGGGGCTGGAATGGATGAGAAGAGGTGTTTAAATGAGCTTTTAGAGTTGAAAACAGCAGTGGCTAGAATCGAGGAACAGCTCCGCTCTGTTTGGAAGATTCTCAGAGAAGATCGAGAGGGAGAGAGGCGATCTATAGAAAGAGCTATGGATCGGCTAGATCAGGTGGTTAATAGACAGCAAAATCTGAGGGCTAGAATTGCAGCGATGGAGGAATTTATAAACCAAGCTAGGGATTTGAAGCGATCTGTGGTTTTTCCTATCATCGTTGCTATCATTATGAGCGGGCTGTCTGTCACTGGGGGGTTGATACTCTTCATGCTCCGCTTTGGGGTTAGAGGTTATTAAGCTTCTTTGAAAATGGTTTGAAATTACAGTGACAGTGAACTCGTCTGCTTCGCTTTTGTTTTTTTAGATAAGGAGGAAAGAAAGTGGAGACCCGAAAGATGACTTTGGAGGAAGCTTATGTTGCCTATAGAAACCTCTGCGCTTTCAAACACAAGAAGAATGCAGGCAGGAGACCAGGATGGTTGGAGAGAGAGATTGGGGCTCTCAAGGCTTACATCTATGAAGAGGAAATGAAAAAGAAAGAAAGGAGGAGAAGGTTCAATTTAAATGGAAGAAACTAAAATCTTGTCGGCTCTCCTTCGAGCTGACTCAGACTGTTGGCTTCAAGTTTCAGGCTTGAGGCCTGAAGTCTTTGCTTACCCCTATTCTCACCTCTTTTCTATAGCAAGATTTCACTACATGAAAAACGGGACTTCTCTTGACCGAGACTCTCTCAAGAGAGCTCTTGTTGAGAGAGACTTCTCTGAGCAGGAGCGAAGAGATATAGTCGAAGCTTACATCCGAGCCGCTCAACTTTCAAAGACCTCGTGGTCTGTTGAATCTTTGATCCAATCCTATCAAGCAAGAAGGCTGGCGAGAGGGTTGAAAGACGCCATCAGAGCTCTTGCTGAAGGCTTCAGGGACGGTAGAGGTCGCTACTATGGAGGTGTTGAGGGAGCTCGCATGATTCTCTCTGAGATGGAAGCTTCTCTAGATCCTTCGGCTTCTGAATCGGAAATTGATCCGACGGCAGCGCTCAGCTCTCATCTCTCCCTCCTTCCTTTTCCTCTACTAGAGCCTCTAGGCGGAATCTTGGAGGGCGAGTTGTGGCTTCTCTCTGGCTTTCCAGGGGACGGCAATGAAACAAGTCCAGTCCGCCTCAAATGGAAGCTAGCCTGCATGCTCTCCGCTGAAAAGTCTCCCACTCTCTCCTATGAGCGCCTCCTCACTGGAAGGCTCTCTCCAGACGAGACATCCCATCTGAAATCCCTTCTCTCTGACATCTCCTCCATCAAAGTTCGTCGGGTTACTGGCTACGGGGTTTCTGAGATCCTCTCTCTTCTTAGAGCGCACTCTGACATCTCTGTGGTCTTCATCGACTACTTGGGTCTTCTCTACAGCAGAAGCACTCGCTTTTTCAATGAAATAGGAGAGGCTATAAAATCCCTTTTCAAATATGGACAAAACACCCGCACCTCTATCGTTTGCCTGACTCAAGTCAACCGAGAGGGATACAGGTCTGCTCAAGAAACGGGCTACTACTCTTTGAGAGCCCTTGCTGACACCAACGAGTCTGAGCGCACCCCAGACGGTGTCATGTGGCTTCTTCGAACTGGCTATCTCACCTCTCGCATGGGGGTTTCCAAGCGAAGGGAACTTCCCTATGACCCTACCAAATTTGTAGAGCTTTCTCTTCACCCACAGACTCTTCGCATGCAACAGACTGGAGTTGTAACCAACACCAAATCAAAGTCTTCTTTCTCATCCTCTCGCGACATACAAATAGATGAGTTTGGAGAAGATTGAGATGTCTAGAAGAGAAAATGACTCGCTTGAAGGCAAAATAACCACGGCAAACAAAATTCCAATGAATAATATCCTTCACTATGAAGTCGAGGAGAAAGCTGAGGTGACTAGAAGGGAAAATGACTCACTCAAAAGAAAAATAACCGCAGCAAACAAAATTCCAATGAATGAGATCCTTCACTTTGAAGTCAAGAAAGATGTGACACCCATTCGCTGCCCCTTTCCAGAGAGGCATGCCAACATGGACGCTCACCCCAGCGCAGCCTACTACCGAAGATCAAACTCAATATGTTGCTTTGTCTGCCGAGAGAGTTGGACGCCTGTCCGCCTACTATGTGCGAAGTCTGGCTGCAGCCGAGAAATTGCTGCCACCTACCTTTTGAGACGCTATGGTAGGAGAAGAACAGTCTCTCAACAAGCTAAGGCTCTTCTATCCCGCATAAAGGATGCAGAACTAAAAGACAGACAACTTTTCTTCAACGCCTTGGCTCGTCTCTATGAGAAAGAGGGGCTACCTTCCGTTACCTCCATGATTGAGGAGGCTTGGGGCACGCAGAAAGACAATCCTGAAGTCGACCTCTATCCTCTCGTCGAGCAGACGGCAGCCTCTTTAGCTTCTTTTCTGAGAGAGCACGAGACAGGAGAATCTGAACAAACACTTTCAACAAAGGAAAGAAAATTGAAGCTGTGAAATTTATCTTTCCGTTTTTGTTCACAAAAAGAGGAAAAGAAAAAGGAGGAAACAAATTATGAGTAAATCGTTGCTTATTTCTGAAATGGAAGAGGTGAGGTCTCAGCTCCAATGGGTTTATCTTCAAGCATCAGACATACGATACTTGAATCTTGAAGACAATACTATAGATGTCAAAGGCAAAGAGCTTCCTATTAGAGAATATCCTACCCGCTACCTTTTCAAACTCTTCAAGATTCCTAGAGGTTTCTATGAGACGCTTCACGCTGAGCTGAGAAGGAAGGTTTTAGCCCATGCAATTGGCATGGCTCCTGACCATGCTAGAGAGCTTAGGTTGTGTATAATGAAGGGCGCTATTCCTGAGGTTGTAGGAGCCCTTCGCATAGACTACACTCATGTTCCTACAGAAGAATGTTTAAAACAAATCCCCTCTGGATGGGAGATAAAAGGGGCTGACTCTGATATTACCAAGCCTGTTCTCCATTATAGGGTTGTCAACAAGGAGTTGAAGCTTCCTCAAAATGTCTACATTGGCTATGACCTCACAACATCGGAGGTTGGAGCTAGTTACTTTCGAGTTGACTCTCTCCTCTTCGTTCAGGTATGCGCAAACGGGTTGATGGAATCCCGACGCCTTCCTACTGGTCGCTCTCCGTTCTTTCAAGTCTCCTTCCTCAACCTGGCCCGAGAGCTGGTTCATTCTGTGGTTATTAACACTCCTTCTGTCCTTATGAATCAAAATGAAGTAAAGAGAAGAGAAAGACAGATTCGCTGGTCGATGGACACTTCCGTTCATGTCTCCTCCTACCTTGAGGAGCTGGCAGAAAGGAAGGTCCGAGCTTCTCTTCCCCGCTTGATAGCGATGGGGTTAGAGAAAGCAGAGGCTGAGGGAGAGATAAGTAGATACCATCTGGCTCAGATTATATCTTCCGAAGCTAAAGACTTAACTTCTTTGGCAGCTGCTAGGGCTCTAGAAGAAGAGGCTGGGAACGTGATGCGCCTCTATGTGGAGGCACCTGCTTATGATGGTTGAGGAAGAAGTTTCGCTTTTCAAGCTTTGAATCTTTTTTCTCCTACCAGTGTTTTCTGTCTAAGAAGCGAAACTGAAAAGGGGAGGTGAGAGAATGAGAACAGTAAGGGAGCTGAGGGAGATGTATAGAGACCTCTACGGGGAACCTCCTCCCTCTTCTTTCAAAGCAGCTGATCTTCAGGCTGCCATTGGACGAGCCTATTCCGACGAGAACACTTTAGAGCAAATTCCTGTAATGCTTGCCCATAGGATCGATGAGTTGGGGGAAGAGGAACAGGAGAGGGTCTTGAGCAGTGACAGGTGGGTGGCTATGGAGAAGCTGAACGGTGTTATGATGAGGCTTCATCTAGGCCCTTGGGGGGCGAGACTGGATGGCAGGAAAAGGTCTGATGTCACTTGCCTCTTCATAGAGCGGACTGACAACTTTCCTCACATCAAATCCCTTTACATCCCTGAGCTGGATGGCACTGTGATGGTAGGGGAGTTGGTGTTTGACGCAGCTGAGTCTATTCAATCAGGGGACAAGCAGATAGAATCCTCTCTCTTCATGACGATAGCAATTGTCTCCCCCAAACCAGATCGAGCAAAGGCAGTTCAAGACCAATACGGAACTCCAACTTTGAGAATATTTGACCTTATCAAACTCAAACATGTGCTTTTGAACCGCACTCCCTTTGAGAGACGCTACAAAGCCTTACAGAAGATCTGGGAGAGGTTTCCTGTTTTGGGTGAGCATGGTGTCCACCTGCTTCCAATAGTTCGAGATAACAAGAAGGCTTTCTACGAGCAGGTGGTGGCTAGAGATGGAGAAGGCATAATGCTCCGCCACTTAGACCATCCCTACGAGCCTGGCAGAAGAGTTTGGCATATGCTGAAGATGAAAAGATACTACACCTATGACTGCTTCATTACAGGCTCAGAGAAAGCCTTGCCAGGGAAGAAATATGACGGCCTTGTAGGGTCTTTGGAGATTTCTGCATACGACGAGGAGGGCAGGGAAATTGTTGTAGGACATGTCAACCCAGGAACGGATGTAGTGAGGAGAAGAATCTCTCTCCCTGACGGCTCTTTGAATCCCAAAATGCTTGGCGTTGTGGTTGAAGTCAAAGCGATGGGGTGGACTCCGAAACTCCTTCTTTACCACACAAGCCTTATTAGATACAGACATGATAAGAACGCTTCTGATTGTGTGATAGACATGAGAAAGATCAAAGCCAAATTTGTCCGTTGGAGGAGTGGATGGCTGTAAAAAAGAACATCTATCTCTACTACGGAGGGTATAGAATTTGGGAGTCTGGAGATAAGCTCTATCTCAAAGGTCCAAACTGGATGATTATAAGCCCTTCCCTTTCTAAAACCCAATCCTTGTACCTTCATTTCAAGGCCTCTGAGAAAGTTTTGATGCAGAAGAAGAAACCGAGAGCTAGAGTCCGAGTTTTTTCAGGAGTTTGTTTGGGGTGTGAGATTCTTGAAGCTTTTCTCTTCTCG